GCCACTGAACCTCGCCAGCGAAGTCGTCCTGCGCAGCGGTGTCGCCTTCCATCTCGGCGGCCAGGCGGAAGACGCGCTCCCAGGCTTCTCCGAAGATGGACTGGAACTCCGTGATCTTCCGGCTCAGTGCAGTCTCCGCGGCGAGTAGGGCTTCGGCGGACAAGTTGGCGATCTGTCCGAGCAGGTGATGCGGCGGAGTCTGGGAGATCGCGGCCAGGTGCCGGATGCTCATGTCCACCGAGTCGATCAGCGAACCGATCGGACCCGCAGGCAGCGAACCGAATTTGACGTCAGGGTCCTCCGCGAAGAGGAAGCGCCGGGCGTTGTGGTTGATGTTCGCCGGGATCGGGTTACCGGCCGTGTCGAGTCGGGGCCGGCTGTCCACAGCCAGCGCCGGATCGGTGGTGACCTGACCGTTCTCGTCCACCATCTCCATCTGGAGAGGCGGCGCCATGCCGGTCACGTACCGCACCTCGTGCGAGGTGTAGGTCTGCGCGACGAGCAGGTCGAAGATGGTCTGGTTGATCCGGTTCTGGAGCGGGATCATCGGCTCGACGACGCCGACCGTGCGACCTTCGAGGTCGACCGAAGCGGCGAAGCGGGTGACCGGACACTCGGTCGCGCCGTGGCGCTTACCGGCGCCAACCCGGATGGAGTCGGTGTCGGTGTACGACTTGAACTGGACCGCGTACTCGCTCTTGCCGTCGAAGAGCCGGGCCTTGCCCAGCGTCTCGCCTCGCGGCTTGGAGACGATGGTGATCGCAGCGTACGGAGTCTCGTCGTTCGCAGGGTCCTCGAACAGGGCAGCCGTCCGCTTGGCAGACAGGCCCTTCGAGACGATGCCCTTCTTGGTCTTCTCCGTCAGGACGAAGGAGTGACCGTAGCCGAGCGCTCCCCGGTAGACCGCGGCCTGGCGAGCGTCCATGCGAGAACGCTGCCAGTGGGTCCACTGCGTGGACGCGGAGGACGAGGCGGTCGGGAGGCCCGAGGTCGACGTGCTCGGCCGGTAGCCGTCCACGTACAGCGCCTGGGCCGGCGTCCCGATCAGCAGGGGCAGCCAGTTGGAGACTGCCCGCTTGGCCAGCAGCTTGTACTCGTCGTCCGCCTGGGGCGGCATGTACGGGTCGTCGTGCTTGCCGTGGATGTAGTTGTCGATCCGCTGGATTCGAGCCTCGTCGCGATCAAGGATGGCGAGGAGTTCTTTGGCCAGCGAAGCTGGGCTGGTGTCGGCCATGCCTCACCACCTTTCGGTCACACTTGCACAGTGGTCACATGAAGTAGCCGCGCCCGGTCCGCTTCCGGACCTTCTTGCCGCGAGCGCGGAGTTCGTACAGCGCCTCATGCGCGAGCATCAGTGCGGCGTAGGCGTCGATCTTGCGGGGACTGTCCTTGCTCTCCTTGCCGAAGGAGATGCCGTAGTTGTTCGTCCGGCGCCGAGCGTTCAGAACGTGGCGGCGGAGAGTGAGGTCGCCATCGTGGGCCAGCTTGGCGTCGAAGATGGACCGCATCAGGCGCTCGTGCGCCATCGTCACGGACTTCTGCGAACCACGCATGTCCCACCCGATCGCGTCCTTACCCGAAGGCGAGGACACCGAAAGGCCGGCTCCGTACGTCTCGGACCAGTCAGCGATGTACGACTCCCACAGGGCGACGTCGGCGAAGAACGCCTTCACGTCGAAGAGGCGGAACGCCTCATGCACCTCGGAGTCGACGTCCGAGCGAGGGACTGTCCAGTCCTCGCCCTTCGGTCCGTCCGGCTTCTCCCAGACACCGAGCACGAAGGCGCACATGTCCCGAACGCGCAGCGCGATCAGCGCTGTTGCGTCCGAGCTCTTGCCACCGTCGAACCCGAGGACGATCTCGTCGCCAGGCTTCAGCACCTTGGCCTCGTCGACCAGGCCATCCCACTCGGCCGGCCCGTAAATCGCGTCCTCTTCGGCCACGATTTGGTTGAGCCACATACGGCGAGAGCGGGACGGAGCGATCGTCGCGTCCATTACGGACTGGATGATCGAGTCGACGTTCAGCCAGACCGCGTCACCCCGGATCTTCGGGATGACGATGCGCAGCGCAAGCGCCGTCAGCGGGGTCTTGGCGTGAGCCTCGATCGAGTCGTACATGAACCCGATGTCGGCCATGCGGCCTTCGAGGATCTTGTTGAACGACTCGCGCATCCGCTCGGCGACAGAGTCTTCGCCGGGCAGGTAAGCGTTGGTGATCGCCAGGTAACGGCTGTCCTGCTTGGTCGCGTTACCGTCGATCGTCTCGTACATCTTGTGGCCGTTGTTCCCGCTCACCCAGTGATGGGTCTCGTTGAGCAGGGTGAAGGTCGTTCGCTTACCTTCGAGCGCACGGTACGAAGAAGTCACTGCTTCAAGACGAGCCTTGCCGCCGTTGGCGCGGATGAGGACCGCGCCGTCCTTGACGTTGTACTTCGCCTTGAAGTGGTCCGTCATGAGCGACGGGATCAGGGCCATCGTGTTCGTCGTCTGCGACTGGTTGACGGCCGTAACCTGCACCCACGCCCGCGGGTGAGGAACACCTACCGGCTCGCCGGCCTCGTCCCAGTGGGAGAAGCGCGACGGCCCAACGAGCTCGACCATGCAGAGCACCGCGAGGAGCGGGTCCTTACCCCAGCCCTTCATGCGCTGGAGGACGCCCTTACGGTTGATGAACCGGCCGTTCTCGTCAACGGCGTACCAGTGCAGAACGAAGCGAAGCTGCTCCCTGGTGAACTTCCAGGGGCCGCCGTTCTCTGCTTGCAGGTACTCCGCGGCCCACCCGGCGATCTGCCAGCCCAGGGTGCGCTTGGGCAGAACCCATGCGCCCAGGCTGTCCTTCTGCCAGGTCGGGCCGAGGAACGTAGGGGGGAGCTGTTCGATCTCTTCGGCTGTGAGTTCAGCCTGCTTCGGAGCCAAGGCTTACCTCCTCAGTCGGAGAGCCCGAGCTCCTGTCGGTAGTCCGCGATGGCGAGGACGGAGGCCGGCGTGGTCTCTTCCTCGGGCTCTTGCAGTTCGATGCGCACACGGCGCCGATCGCCCTCGGTCACCAGGAGGTTTCCGAAGGCGGAGTACAAGGTCTGAGCCATCTGCGCGGAACGCTTGCCCGACTTCTTGTAGTGGGACAGGTCATCGCACAGGGCGTAAGCCAGGGCCCAGTCCGAGTTCTGGTAGAAGTCGGACTGCCCGGACGTCTTCAGTGAGTTGTAGAGCTTGACGGCGATGGGATGCCAGTCGGAGTCGGCACGGGGAACCGTGACCTTCCGCATCTGGCCCTTCTTCGTCTCCTGCTCGTCGGTGCCCTTGCGGGACCGAGGGCGCGCGAGGTCTTCCTCGCGGTTGGGTACGGGGCCGCGCACGCCCATCGGTCACCTCCTCGGGGTCAGTCGTCGATGAACGTGCCGCTGTAGATGTTGACGTGACCGTCAAGGAGTACGTTCGTCTGCTCGACCTGGACGGTCTCCTCGATCGAGACAGGCACGTCGAGGACCGGGTTGTCGGTCAGTTCCTGAGTGGCGACTCCGTACTGGGCGGCCAGGCCGGTCGCCTGATCCTTGATGGTCGCCAGGGTGACGCCGTCCTTCACCTGGATGGTGATGGCGTCGTCGTTGATCTTCAATGCGCGAGACACTCAGTTTCCTTCTTCAGTGGTGCGAGTGGAAGGGTTCGTACAGGCGCCTCGGGGCAGATTCGGTCGGGATGGACCCTGCGCGCCCGTACGACCTCCCTTCAACGGAGAACGCCGAGGGCGTCCTTCAAGGAATCTCCGAGGAGTGCGCCGGTAAAGCGACTGATCTCCTCGCCATCCCGCTCGATCACGACGGTCGGGGTACTCGACACGCCGTAGTGGTCGGCCTTGTCCAGGCCGTCAGGGGAGCTGATGTCGACCTTCTCCGGCTCGACCCCGAGCTCGGCGAGCTCGCTCTTCAGGAGCGGACCGAACGAGCGACAGGGCCGACAGTGCGGAGAGGTGAAGTACAGGATGTTCACACCAGGCCGCCGGTCATGAAGTGGGCGACGAGCCAGGCGAGGAACGCCAGGAGGGTGAAGCGGCGAAGCCGGAGCAAGCCGGTCGGCTGGCCCTTCGGGTAGTTGCCGTTGCGGGCCGTGCCGAAGATCCGCCAGACCTGCTCGGAGAGGGTGTCTCCGGGCTGCTTGCGCTTGAGGGCGATGCCCTCGATCACGATGAAGGCGCCAGCCCATGCGGCCCACGCGATCTCGAATCCGGTCACCGATCACCTCCTGGTGGTGGATGTAGAAGTCTCGGGCCCCCGGTGGTGAGCCAGGGGCCGGCGCCTCACCCGAGGAGAGGAGGGCTCGGGGGCGCACGCGCTCGACAGGTTGGGAGGAACCCGGAGCGCGGTCTTACAGGAGGCCGGGGTGCTGCTCGGTGCGTCGGAACTTCTTCTCGATCGCACGCCGCTTGGCGCGTTGCGCCGCAGCACCCTCAGCTCCACTCTTCTTCCGGTGATGCCACGTGCACAGGGAGCGTAGGTTCCCCATGCTGTGGTCGTCGCCCGGCTTGATGTGGTCCACGTCGGTCGCGACCTCGTCGCAGCGTGCACCCGCTTCATTCAGCGCGGTACACCGACCTGCGTCTCGGCGCAGAACCCGGAGCCGAATCTTGGACCAGTCAGCCGGAAGGCGCGAGCGCCTGTCCGACCCTTCCCAGTTCGGCAACGTGATCACCTCCGACATGGAACGCTGAGCCCTCGGTGACGTCCTACCTGAAGAGGTAGCTGCCATGAGCTGTCAACCCGAGGGAGTAAGTACGTAAGCGGTAAGGAGCTCTACCAAGCGAGGCCCGACAGGGCCTCCAGCCTGCTACTTCGTCTGTCTCACTTACCCTTACACTTACTATACGGAAGATGATCTTGGTTCTGGAAAGAGAACTTCCTGTGACCGCTGTCACACTTACACATTGGCCCTTCAAGGCTGGGCCGCCCGGCGGCGGCCACCAGGGAGTGAGGCGACGGCGAGGTAGTAGCCAGGGGCGAAGCGGCAAGGGCGCCCTGCCGGGCGCACAGAGTAGAGCTACCTACGCCCTGGGGGCGCTGTCGCGCCCCGGTAATCCAGTGCCGGCTGTCAGTCCTACGGCTTACTGTTGCAGCCATGGACAACGACACTGACCTCCGCTTCGCCCTCCAGATCTCCGGCACCGAGCTGGCCGAGACGCCCCCGCCCGCGGACTCCCCGCTCGGGATGCTGCGTCTCTTCGCCGATGCCAACCCTGGTGTGGTTCTGTCCGCTGGCCACGTCCGCCAGGCCCTGGCCGGCACCCTCGGCCTCCGCTCAGATCGACCCTGAAACCGTGGCGCGATCTTGGCCGGTAAGACTGGGCGGTCAGCGCTCCCACCTACCGGGGGTCACCCCCCACCCCCCTCGGGGCTGTGCTACCCTCGCGCGCCCCGCTGCGCTGCCCGCTCGCGGCTCATCTCCCAGGCCATGCGGGAACGGGCCAGCGCGCCCCGGAAAGCCTCTGAGAACGGCTCTCAGAGGCACGGGAAACGCGCCCTGACCTGCAAGGCTTGACACAAGCTGTGCAAGTGGTGCAGTCTTTGGCTCGTCGCCACAACGGGACGCACCGCAAGCCGCAAGGCAAGCGGGACGGGCCAGGCGGCGACACTTGCACAACCGAGCGAAAGCCTGTAAGGTCGAGCTCAGCAAGGCAGCACAGCGGGTGGGTGAACCGGGATGTCGATGGTCCGGGGAACGGTTACCGAGTGGCGAACAGCGGCTCACCTGCACAAAGCACGCCGAGCAAAGCGCAACTTGCACAACCCGAAGCGAGTGTGATACTGTCGCTTCAGCAACACAGCAAGACACGAACTTGGTACGACGCACCGCTCGCGGTGTAGACGGTGACTGAGAGCGTGGATGAGCAGAGCGTGAGGGTCGGGTATCCGACGCAGTCCGATCGCCGAGTGACTCCGCTCCTCCAGCGAACGTTGGGGTACAGTGCCCCGCCTGTCAGGCCATCTGAGGCGCAGGCCCGGAGTTGTGGGATGCCACACGATTCCGGGGTGTCGGATGGTAGGTAGGTGGGATCCAGGGCCCAACTGTCCTCCCCGGACAGTCCGGAAACGGAACGCGCCGAACGGCGCGGGACACAGTCCGGAAGGAAGCAAGCGGGGAGGGCAGGCAGTACCGGTCCCGCAAGGGACCGGGGGAGTGCCGGTACGGGCTCCCACAAAGCCCCCTCGGGACCGCTCGCCAGTATGGGAGCGGGGCCCGTGCAGCGAACGCCAAGGGGGCGCAAGGTCCCTCCCGAACGGGAGGTTGACCGACACCGCAAGGTGTGATACTGTAACAACAGAACGAACGGAGCGCATGATGCACTACTGCTCGGACGGCGAGATCGCCACCCACTCCTACGCCACCGCCGGTGGTCGCACCGCTTACCTCTGCGCCTACTGCGCCAAGAACTTCGGGTACCCCCAGTACCTGGTCGAGCTCGGCCGCAAGAGCTGGCGCAAGGAGTACGGCTACCTGATCAACGCCTTCGATGGCTCCGGCCTGGGCGACCCGGTCTCGGACGTCTGGCCCTTCGAGGGCGACCACGCCGAAGAGTGGCTGGTCATCCTCGGATGCCAGGACAAGTACCTGCTCGCCGATGCAGCGTGGGAGCCCTACCGGGCCCACCAGTCGGTCGAGACCCTGACGTACGAGGCAACCAGGGTCACCGTTCTGCCACTTGTGCAAGTGTGACAAGTGTGAGAGTGTAGCGACATCGAAAGGCGAAACCCCGAAAGGGGTCCGGCCAGGTGGTTCCTGGTCGCTGATGAGCCAGCCTGCTCGAATCGAGGGAGACATCATGAGCATCCAGCTCCGCAAGGGTGAGTCCGTGAACCTGAACCAGCTCGCTCGCCAGACGCCCCAGGAGAGCGTCCTGAAGGGTCTGCTGCGTAACGACCTTCGCGCCCTGGCTGCCCGGTTCGGCGGCCAGTGAGAAGGACGAGCTGAAGGCGAAACCCCTTCGGGGGTCCGGCCGGCTGGTAGCCGACCGCTGATGAGCCAGCCTGCTCAATTCCAAGGAGTCACTGTGACGACATACGTGCACCCTGCTTCATGGCACGAGTACACCGCCGCCCTTGACTGGGCGAGGACGGGCAACCAGCGCATCGCCGATGCGACCAGTGAGCCCAAGGAGATGCCTCGCGGTGCGAGGTACTACCTGACCAACGACTTCCAGTCCGGGTTCGGAGTGGCCAGCGACGGCACGCTGATCGGTCTGTTCTCGACGGTCAAGGGTCGCGGTGAAGACCTGGTCTGGGACGCGGTGACGCACAAGGGTGCGAGCAAGCTGGACTGCTTCGACGGGTTCCTGCCCGCCTACTACAAGCAGTTCGGGTTCGTCGAGACGGAGCGGGTCGCGAACTGGACGGCGGGTGAGCCGGACGTGGTCTTCATGGCGCTGTGAGTGTGCAACCTGCGCCAGTGTGATACTGTCACAACATCGAAAGGGGAGAGCGAGTGAGCAAGATCCAGGAACTGCTTCGGGCGGCAGCCGGGGGAGCGGTCATCGAGTGCAAGGTGCGGCCCGCGGAAGGGACGCGGGTGGTGTT